AATTTGATTACAAAAAGATTGAAGATTGTTATGCCAGGAAACTTTAGTTTATCTTCTGGCTTTAACGTTAATTTTAAAACACAGGGATTTAGTTTAAAGACTAAAGGTGAAAACGAAACCGAAGATTTAACAGTCAGCGGAAAATATATCATAACTGGAACAAGACATATTATTAGTTTAACTAGACATGTTACAGTAATTGAAGTTGCATCTGATTCTACAAACGATACGAATCAATATGTAAGCAATCCGCTTTCAAATCAAACATTGGAGAAATACTAATGATGATGGATTCTCAGCCAGGAGATTTTGCTGGTAAAAACGGATTTGTTTGGTGGGTTGGTGTAGTTGAAGATCGTCAAGATCCAATTAAACTTGGTCGCTGTCGTGTTCGTTGTGTTGGTTGGCATTCAGCAAACAAGATGGAATTGCCAACGAATATGCTTCCATGGGCAACACCAAGCATACCAGTAAACATGTCTAATGTGTATACACCCAAAGAGGGTGACATGGTGTTTGGCTTTTTCATTGATGGTAATAATGCACAAGAACCAGTTATACTTGGTGTGCTACCAGGTATACCATTAAAAGCTGCTAATAGACAACAAGGATTTTCTGATCCTAGAGAGAGTTCACAACTTGCTGCTGCACCAGTAAAGCCATATGAGTCAGCAACAAACTATCCACGCAAACTAGATGAACCAACGACATCTAGATTAGCAAGAAACGATTCAGATTATCCGTCAGAGATTGTAGCAGCAAAGAAAAGTAAACGAGCAAGTAAGGTTGAACCTGCATCATATTATGCAGCAAAGTATCCATACAATAATGTGTATGAATCTGAATCAGGTCATGCATTAGAATTTGATGATACAAAAGGAGCAGAACGAGTTCACATTTATCATCGTTCCGGTTCGTATACAGAATGGGGTCCAGATGGTGATCGTGCGGAAAGAATACAGAAAAACAAATATACTGTAGTTGCTGGTGATGAAGCTGTTTATATTAAAGGTGATGTGCAGATTTATGTTGATGGTGATTATAGATTGAACGTGACAGGTGATATTATTATTAACGGTAAAACAATTAATCTAAACTAATATGCCAGCAGTCGCTAGAAAATCAGGATCAGATTCAGTTTCTACAGGACATGGTTGTGATGCCACGACTGTTACCGATCAAGGTTCATCTGATGTTTTTGTAAATGCTATTGGTGCAGTTCGTGCTGGAGATTTGTGTCAAGTACATTTGATTCCTTCTGGTGATTCATGTGTACCACATACTGTGCCATTAACATCATATTCAAGCACAGTTTTTGTAAATGGGAAAGGTATTGGTAGAAAAGGTGATGAATATTCTGGACATACAGTAACATCTGGTTCTGGTAATGTTTTCGCTGGAGGCTGAATAAATACAAAATGGCTACCACAATAACATCACAAAATCCTAGAATCCAATCAGAACGAACTTATCGTGATTTGGATTTAAATTTTAATAGACATCCAGTTAAAAAAGATGTGACGAAACATCTTGATGAGTATGCAATTATTAACTCTGTAAAAAATCTAGTTTCAACAAATTTTTACGAGCGTCCATTTAGACCAGAGTTAGGTAGTGGTGTTCGTTCACTACTATTTGAAAACGTTGATCCGATTATTGCTGCTCAAATCGAAAGAGCAATTGCTGAAGTAATTAATAACTATGAGCCTAGAGTTAGAATTTTGGATTTAAATGCTACCGCATATCCAGACGACAATCGTTACAGTATGAAGATGACTTTTTTAATTGTGAACAATCCTAATCCAATCACAATTGATTTCTTCTTAGAGAGAATTAGATAAAAATGGCAGATCGTTTAAGAGTAACCGAACTTGATTTTGATACAATCAAGCAAAATTTAAAGACGTTTTTAAATCAACAATCTGAGTTTACCGACTATGATTTTGAAGGATCAGGTCTGTCTGTTCTCTTAGATATTCTGGCGTATAATACACATTATCAAGCATACTATCTGAACATGATTGCAAATGAAGCATTCATGGACACAGCATTGCTTCGTGACTCTGTTGTTTCTCACGCTAAGACATTAGGCTATGTTCCTTATTCACGTAAAGCACCACGTGCAACTATTAATTTTGTAGCTAATACAAATTCAAATACGGCAGCATCACTTACAATTCCTAAAGGCTTCCGTTTTCTATCAAACGATATTGACGGGGTAAGTTATGGTTTCGTTACATTATCTGATACTACCGTAACAAAGTCAAATACAAACTATACGTTTTTAAATCTACCAATTTATGAAGGTCAGTTGGTAACTTATTCATATAGTTACGATCAGTCTACAAATCCCAAACAAGTTTTTGAATTGCCAGATAATAGTGTTGACACAACCACTTTATATGTGACTGTTCAATCTTCGGTAACTAATACAGATATTTCAGTTTATACTTTAGCAGCAGACGCAAGTAATACCACAACTCAATCTGAAGTATTTTATCTGCAAGAGGGTAAAGCACAAAGATACCAAATCTATTTTGGCGACAACGTAATTGGTAAAAGGTTGCCTGATGGTGCAATCGTCAACATAACGTATCTCGTAACAAATGGTGACGCTGCAAACAAAGCAAACAATTTTGTTGCAACCGGAACACTTGCTGACACCTTAAGCACAAATCTTACAGACTTTGATATTACACCAGTAAGTGAAGCAGCTGGTGGTGCAGAACGTGAATCTGTAGACGATATAAAGTTTGCTGCACCCCTTCAATACACAACTCAAAATCGTTTGGTAACTTTCAGTGACTATGAAGCATATATTACTAAAAATTATCCTTCAGTAGAATCTGTATCTGTTTGGGGTGGTGAAGATGAAACGCCACCATCATTTGGTATTGTTTATGTTGCTCTGAAACCAAAGCAAAACTATTATCTTTCAGACGCAGAAAAGCAAAGAATTATTGATGAGATTATTAAACCAAAAGCAGTCGTTGCTGTTCAAACAGTAATTCGTGATCCGGAATATCTGTATCTTATTATTTCACCTACGGTTACGTATAATCCAAACAAAACAACTTTAACTGATACACAATTAAAGAATGCAATTAGAAATGCTATCCTTCTTTATAAAACTACCAACTTAGATAAGTTTGAATCTCAATTCATTCTTTCTAAGATGCAAGATCAAATCGATTCAGTAGATACCAATTCAATTATTGGTTCGAGTGTTTCTGTTCGTGTGCAGAAAAGATTTATACCATCTCTGAGTTCATCAAGAGCATATACTGTAAATTTTAACGTACCGCTTCGTCGTGGTACCATCGGTAACAAATTAACTTCAACATTCTTTACTGTGACAGACTCACAGGGTGTTGATCGTGAAGTTCAGTTTGATGAGATTCCACAATCATTCTCTGGTATCTCTTCAATTAGTGTTACAAATCCCGGTCAAGGTTTCGTTACTGAACCTACGGTGACTATTGACGGTGATGGTACAGGCGCATCAGCACGTGCAGTTATTGTTAATCAAAGAATTCAAAGTATTGAGATTGTAAATCGTGGTATTGATTACACACGTGCAACTGTTACCATTTCTGGTGGAGGTGGTTTTGGTGCCACAGCATCAGCAGTAATTGATGGTCGTATCGGTACAATTCGTACAGTTTACTATGACTCATTGGCTCAACGTCAAGTTGTTGATGAGAATGCTGGTGAGATTGATTATGATGCTGGTGTTGTTACGATTACAAATATCGCAATCAAAGGCGTTCAATCTGTAGAGGGTGATATTCGTTTGTCGATTGAGTCTGAAAAAGGCATTATAAGTACAACTAAAAATACAATCGTCACGATTGACGAGAATGATCCAACTGCAATTAGCACAACATTAGAAACTGTATAATGTCATTCGAAGATTTAAAAACATCTATACTTGTCAATAGACAGTTACCAGAATTTGTTCGTGATGAATATCCAAAGTTCATCACGTTTTTGGAAGCGTATTACGAATTTTTAGAAGCACAGGCAAACACTGCTGTAACATCAAACAATCTCGTAACCACAGCAAAGTCTTTACGTTACATCAGTGATGTTGATGATTCTATTGATGCATTCGAAAAGAATTTTTATAATACATACGCTGCAATTGTTCCGCTAGAAGTCCAAGCTAATAAAGCACTTCTATTCAAACAATTACTACCCCTTTATAAAACTAAGGGTAGTGAAAACTCATTTAAGCTATTATTCCAGTTAGTTTTTGGTGAAGATATTGATGTTATTCTTCCAAAGAATAATGTTCTAAGAGCATCGACAAGTAATTGGCAAGTAGATAATAAACTAAGAATCAATCCCGACATCTCAAGTAACTATACTGGAGATGGAACAACAAAAACGTTTTATTTGGCACAACAGGTTGGAACAGATGAAGTAAGTATATTTGTTGGTGGTGTATTAAAATCTGCTGGTATAGATTATTTCATCAACAAAGAATATCGTCAGTTAATTTTTGTGAATGCTCCAGCTAATGGTGCACCAATTAGAGCAACCTACGACAACTTTAATATTGCTTTATTAAACAATCGTAAAGTTACTGGTATCACATCAAAATCATCTGCTATTATTGAGTCAGCAAGTCGAAGAATTATTTCCGACACCTTAAATCTAGGTCTACCTGTTGAACTTTTAATTAATGCGGATTCACTTGATGGTTCATTCTTAAATGGTGAGACTGTAACGATACCAATCAACGATGAAATCAATAATATTAGTATTGATATTCGTGCATCAACATTCTCAATTATTCGTCGTTTAAATGTTGTCAATGCTGGTAATAACTATAGTGTTGGTGATATTGTTTCTGTTTTTGGTGGTAATGCATCAACAAATGCTTTTGGTACCGTAGAACGAGTTGTTACTGGTGAAATTGATACTGTAGATGTTCATCATGGTGGAGCGATGTTTACAGTTTCTTCACCAATTGGAGTATCTGGAAACAATCCATTTTCTACAATGACTGTTGTAGTTAATGCAATTGATACTTCTGGTGCAAATGCAGCTAACTCATTTACAGTATCTCCTGATGTTATTTCTAATTTGAATACTCAGATAGCAATTACAAATTCAAATTGGGGTTATGCTTTTTCTAAAGCGAACATCAGCGCATCAAACACAATCGCTGATGCGTTAAATTATGTTACATTTCAAGTTGGTCCAATTAGTAATGTAAGTGTTCTTTCTTCTACTGTTCCACTAACTGAAAAAAATATTGTTAAATTAGATGCTGCTGGTGCTCAATATGGAGCAAATGCACCATATCGTTTTTCGAAGAGTTTACGATCAATTGGTCGTTATAAAATTAATGCTGGCGGCACGAACTATAGAGTTGGTGATGAGATTGTTTTTGGTCCAAATCCACCAGGTACACACGGTCAACATGCGGCAGCTACCGTAACTTCTGTTGCCGCAAATGGATATATTTTAAGAATTGATTCGGCAAACTCACGTATTCGTGGTGTTGGAACTGTTACTGCTGCATGTAATGAAATTAGTGGAACGGGCACATTCTTTACACAAGATTTAAAAGTTGGCGACAAAGTAGATATTAATAATGAATCAAGAACTGTACAAACAATCACAAACGATTTAACTGTTGTTGTTTCTTCAGTATTTACATATTCAGCATCTAATAAAAAAATTGGTGTATATAATCGTTGGCCTTTAGGTGGATATGGTTATACACAAAACAATTTCCCGTCAGTTAGTGTGGATTCAGCTACTGGTTCTAATGCTAGTATTCAAATTGATTCATTGATTGGTGATGGTGAAAGATTATCTGCAACTGGCTTTGGTGCTAACGGTCAGATCATATCCATTAAAGTCGTAAATCCTGGATCTGGATACGAATTTAATCCTATTGTTAGTGTATCTGGGGGTGATGGCACAGCAACAGCAAATGCTGAAATTGAACGTTCTTATATTTCTGCTCCAGGTCGTTGGACAACATCAGATTCAATTATCTCATCTACAGAAAGAAAAATACAAGGTGAAGATTATTACGTAGATTATTCTTATATTATTTCTTCACAGACTGAGTTTAGTAGATATAAACAGATGTTGAAGCAACTTCTACATCCTGTGGGTATGGTAAATTACGCATTCTATAACACAGAAAAAGTTGTAGAACTTACTGATGTGGCTATTCAACAAATAAAAACAAATACTATTTCAGGTACAGTAAGTGTCGGTAATGGAAGAATCGTAGTTACTGGTTCAAATACAAAATATAATATCGCCAATACACGTGGTATCTTATCACTTGGTTCAACGATTGCAGTAAATGGTGAACTGCGTACAATCAATACAATCGTAAGCAACACAACACTATTAACAAGTTCTAATATTTCAAGTTTGACGATTGCTAATTCTGGATCAGGTTATTCAAATGGTTATCTAGTGTTTTCCGATGGTGGTGGACAAGTAACTCAACTTACGATTACTGCTGCTGGTTCTGGATATGAAAATGGCTTTGTCACATTCTCTGGCACAGATGAAGCTATTGCTGCTGTTGCTAACGTAGAAGTTTATGCTTCAAACGGTGCTGTTCGTACATTAACGTTTGTGTCTGGTGGTTTATATTCTGGAATACCAATTGCTCTTCCAGATAGTAATCCTCATCGTGTTGTTTATGCAAATACCATTACAATTACAGCACAAGGTGAAGGTTACTCAAATGGATGGTTAGTGTTCTCTGGTGGTTCACCATTACGTGCAGCAAACGCATCTGTTGAGGTATTCCCAAGTAACGGTGCAATTCGCACGATTACTGTTTACGATTCTGGTTTGTATCAATCTAATCCAACAGTTACACCAAATACAAGTCCAAATGTGGTTGTATCTTCGGTGTCTGTTGTTAATGTTGGTAGTGGACACTCGAATGGTGTATTAACATTCTCTGGTGGTAATCCAAGTCGTGCTGCTGTTGTGCGTGTGGAAGTTTATCCAGCAAATGGTTCAATTCGTCGTGTGACGATTGTTGATCCAGGTCTATACTCATCAGCACCCACTGCTGTATTGAATACAACTCCACTATCAATTTCTTCAATTGCCGCTAACACAGCAACATATAATGGTCGCTTTATTGCGAATGGTTATCTAGTATTTTCTGGAGGCAATCCTGTAAGAGATGCTAATGTCAAATATGAGGTATATGGAGCTAATGGTGTCATTCGTTCATTTACTATCAATGATGTTGGTTTGTATCGTTCAGCACCAACAGTTACACCTAATGTAACTCCTGTATCCGTAACTGAGGCATATCCAACACAATCTGGTTCTGGTTATGTTGCTGGATATCTTGTATTCTCAACAAATGAAGGCACAGCAAATATTGCTGCAAATGCTTCAGTTACAGTAAACGCTGGTGGTGCCATCTCTGGTACCACAATAAATAATGTAGGTTTATATGCAAAAGGTACAGATATTATTGTTGTTGGTGTATTGAATCCCGCAACTGGAGCATTACAAACTCCAACATCAGCAGCATCGTTCAGAATTGGCTATGCAGCAAACACACTAAACGTTGCGAATCTTGTTGTTACTACATCGGCAAATGGACAGCAAACAGCTAATGTAACGATTACTGCGAACAGTAACACCTATACAAATGCAACGTTCTCTGTTATTGCTGTGGCGAATGCTCAGACAAATGCTGTGATTACCGTAGGATTTACTGGTAGAAACACAGCAGCAAATGCATCTGTTGAAGTGTATTCAGGTAATGGAGCAATTCGTAAAATAACAATTAATGATGCTGGTAATTATTATTATACACCAAATGTTACTCCAGATTCTGCTGGTTCTAACGCAATTATTATTCCTAATCAAGCATCATGGTATCAAACAGCAAATGCTCAAACAGCAATTATATTCAATTAAGCGATAAATATAACTTATGACTTCGGTTACATCTAAAAAGATAGCATATACTTCAGCGGTTCAGTTCAAAGAGTCTTTCTATGAACCAAGTCCGGAAGTTGGTTACGTTTACATCGGTAATCATTTGCCATATGCAAATGAAAGCAGCCCTGACTCAATTGTAGATTCCATCAATGATGAAAAGTTGACTTGGGATAACATGATTGCAGCCAAAAAGATTACTGGCAATGACGTTGAACTTGTAATTCCTAAGATTACATGGACAGCAAATACAAAGTATAAACAATATGATGATCTTGTAGCAGTTGATGAATTGTTGACGGGTAATACTTCACTTAATGTGAAACCCATGTATGTTTATACGTCACAAAGAAACGTTTACAAGTGTCTATCAAACAATGCTTCCGCCAATTCAACTGTAGAACCAACTGGAGACTACACATCTTCAAATGGTAATATCGCAACTTCAGATGGCTACATTTGGAAGTATATGTTTAATATTAAACCATCTAATCGTTTCTTGTCTGATGACTGGATTCCAGTGCCTACAAGCACGAATCAATTAGATTATGGTGTAAATGATATTGGTGTTGTTGATGGTGAATTAACAACGATTGTTGTTACAGATACAGGATCTGGTTTTTATGAAAACAATGTCGCAGTCGTTCCCATCTTCTTCTCTGGATGTACAGTTCTTTCATTAGCAAACACAACAAACGTTGCAGCTAATATGTCTGTATCTGGTACTGGTATCTCTCCGGGTACATTTATTAGCAGTGTTGATGTTCCGAACAACAATATTTTCTTATCTACAGCAACATCTGGTGCTGGTGGTGGAAACACAACAGCAAATCAAATTGCTCTGACAACTAGAGTTTATATTGACGGTGATGGTACAGGAGCAGTGGCATCAGCAACAATTAATGCTACGGGTTATCTGACTAAAGTCACTGTAACAACTATTGGTACAGGTTATAGTAGAGCAAATGCTTTTGTATATGGTACAGGATCAAACTCATCTGTACGAGTAATTCGTGACATGAAATATGGTCATGCTTACAATCCTGCACGTGAACTTGGTGCAAACAGCGTAATGGTAACATCACGTATTGGTGAAATCGATTCCACTGAGAATGGGAAAGTACCAGCTAATACAACATTCAGGCAATATGGTATCTTTGTAAACCCTCATAAATATGGCGATGCTAATGTTGTTAGTGCAGCAAATGCTAATTCTGTGGTTTCACAAGCTACTGTTTTGACGTTGATTACTGGCGCAGCTTATTCTATAGATGAATTTGCTTATCAAGGTTTACCAAATGACACAACTGCTGCAAATACAACTGCACGTGGATTTGTATTAGATCAAACGTCAAGTCAAGTTAAACTTACAAACGTAATAGGAACATTTAGAACTGGTATTCCACTTAGAGGCGCAAGTTCTGGTGTTGATGATCGTCTAATTGTTTCTATACAAAATCCAGAATTTGAACCATACAGCGGCGATATTCTTTACACAGAAAACGCAGTAAAGACAACAAGAGCAGAAGGTCAGGCTGAGAACATCAAACTTATTGTTAGATTTTAAAGGTTAATAAATGGCAATAACTACAAATTTAAATGTTGATCCGTACTACGACGATTTTAATGAAGATAAAAACTTCTATCGTATTCTGTATAAGCCAGGCTTTGCGGTTCAAGCACGTGAATTAACTCAGTCACAATCTATACTACAAGACCAAATTAAGAAGTTTGGTGACCATGTATTTAAAACAGGTTCTATTGTCTCTGGTGGACAAATCTTTGTTCAGAATACCACATATATTAATGTTGCTACAGCATATGGCACATCAGATGTTGACTATACCGTTTTTGATGGTGAATATATTACCAATACAACAGGAACAAAGAAAGCATATGTTTTAAGATCATATGCTGCTGATTCGACTGCTGGTCAACCAATCACATTTATTGTTAATCAGTTATATGGTTCATCTTTTGATGTCAATGAAACTATTGTTACTGCAAATACTCAGACTGGTGCAATAAATTACTTTGCTAATGTTGCAGCATCTAATCCTACAGGAAATTCAAAAACATTTTCTATTAATGAGGGTGTTTTTTATTACGAAGGATTCTTTGTTCGTAATGATGCTCAATCTATTGCTCTGTCAAAATATGATCACAACGCAAATGTTATTGTTGGTTTTCAAGTAACCGAAGAAATTATTGATTATACAGAAGATACATCTCTACTTGATCCAGCACAAGACGCTTCAAATTTCCAAGCACCTGGCGCAGATCGTTTCAAGATTTCATTAACTCTGACTACACGTACTTTAGGTAGCACAGACTTATCGCAGTTTATTGAGTTGAGTCAGTTTGAAGGTGGCATTCAACAAAAAGTAATTCAAACACCAATATATTCTACACTTGGTGATGAACTTGCTCGTCGTACTTACGATGAATCTGGTGACTATCTTGTACGTCCATTTGATATTGCACTTACAGATGCAGCAAATACTGCACGTGCAAATGTAACACTAGGTGCGGGTAAAGCATATGTTCGTGGATACGAATTCCAAACAATTGCACCTACTGTTATTTCTTTAGATAAACCAAGAACTACCGATAATGTAAACAATCGTCGTGTAACTGCCGATTTAGGTTACTATGTTTATGCTAATACTATTTACGGTACATTCCCAACAAATCAAATTGCCAACGTTGAACTGTATGCAGTTGATGCTGGCTCACTGGTAAGTATTCAAGCAAACACAGCGAACTTAACTAATGTAAGAGTTGGTTCTGCTAAAATTAAGATGATTTCTTTTGATTCATCTTCAAATACACAAGATTCAAATACTTACATTTACAAAACATATCTGACGGATATTAACGTAGCCACATTGTATAATACTGCAACAGGTAATGGATATAATGCAGTTGCTGGCAACACAACATCTATAACATTACCATCAGGATTTTCTGCAAATAATAACACTTATGTTGGTGCAAAGATTAGAATTGTTGCTGGTCCAGGTGCAGTAGATGGTTCAAGAACAATCAAATATTATCAAGGTGGAGATGCTGGTAGAATAGTTACTGTTGATATTCCTTTCTCAACTTCTATCACAACAGCGTCACAGTTTATGATAGATTTTGATTTTGGTGAAACAGATTCACTTGCTGTTATGACTGGTACGGGAACAACACGTTCTGTATCTGCAAACGTTCATCCATATTCCAAGAAAGTAATTTATGCTCCAGTCGAGCATGAAGTATCTTTCATGTCTGATATTGCAAATGAACCACTTTTAATTAAAATTGGTCAAGACAATGTAGCAGATAATACAATTTCAGATTTTAGTTATTCTTATCGTCGTTTATATCAGGGAGTTTCATTTGGAACAAGCACTCCTGGTGTTTCATCACCACTATCTCTTGGTACTGGTGAAACATTATTATCAGCATCTTCTACTTCCACAAAACAACAATACTATACATTAGTTGTAACGTCAAAAGGAACTGGTATCTATGATGTTGGAACAATTGTACCCGCAAGTGTAATCTCTGTAGATACCGCTGCACGTACAATTACAGTAACAGATGGCGGTTCAATGACTGCCAACATTTATGCTGGTATTAGTGTATCCAACCCTACGTCTAAAACAAAAACATTTGTTCGTGCGAATACTAGACTTGCAGCAAATGGTACAGGTGTAACAACATCTAATAACGTATTTGGTAATGGGGCAATATTTGTTTCATCACCGGATGGACGAACAATCATCAACGCAAACACAATTCTTGTAAGAACACCTGGTGTTGACCAGTCATTGTTTGTAACTGATGTACATTCTATTAATGCTATTTTCGATTTTAATGGTACACCAATTACCACAACAAATTATAACTCAGGTTTATACTCAAACGTAACATCTTACTACACATTAGTAAATGGTCAGAAAGATTCTTACTATGATTGGGGTGCAATTCGTCTGAAGCCTGGTTATCCAGCACCAAAAGGTCCTCTGCTTGTTCGTTACAATAGATTTATTTCATCGGGGACTGGTTACTTTGATGTTGATTCCTATACACGTTTAGGACCAGGTAATCTTGACTATGCTGATATTCCTAGCT